CCGGATGCGAATCCACGCAAATAAGGCGGGTCAAACCCGCCCAGACCCATACTCTCTCGATGTAATGGGTCTGAGTGACATTTGGCACTCAATTATAGACCTCCTGGTAACGGGAGGTCTTCTTATATTACAGTTACCTAAAGGAGGGTATTATGCGAAAGAGACGGCCTTTTAAGGAGGTCCGTGATATTCAACATCGTTGGAACATGCGTCACATCGTCCGTGCGAAACGTCGAAAATTTTCGAAAAAGAGGAGGAAATAATGGCTCAACCGTCCATCATGAAACACAGCTTCAGCAATATCCCGGGGACTCCCCGGGAAAGGTCGAAATTCGACCGCTCCCATGGCGTGAAAACGGCTATCAATGCCGGGTACCTCTATCCCTGCTTCTGGGATGAAATCCTTCCAGGCGACACCATAAGCCTTCTCACGACCGCGTTCGGCCGACTGGCCACGCCGGTGTTCCCTATCATGGACAATCTCTTCTTGGACTTGTTCTTCTTCTTCATTCCCAATCGCCTCGTCTGGAAACGTGAGCTGACGGAAGGCGGCTTTGCCGGCGGATGGGAAGAATTCCAAGGGGCCCAACAAGACCCTGGGGACTCGATTGATTTTGAGGTCCCACAAGTCGGAGGGGATCCCTTTACGGTATCCTCCGGTGATATCTTTGACCACTTTGGTCTTCCACTGGGTGTATACCCAGCTGGCGATGAACCGAATGCATTGCATTTGCGGGCTTATAACCTGACGATAAATACTTGGTTCAGGGATCAGAATCTTCAAGATTCTCTCGAGGTGCCTACGGGTCCCGGTCCGGACGACCAGATCATTTATAATCTTTTCCGTCGCGGAAAACGGCACGATTATTTTACATCCTGTCTTCCGTCGCCACAAAAAGGCGACGCTGTCATGCTTCCTCTTGGAACTTCAGCCCCCGTCATCGGAAATGGCGATGCGGTGGGATGGGTGAAAAGTACAGGTCCCACTTCAACCGATTATTTCGGTATGTATTCAACGAGCGGATCCTTGGCAATGAATATGACTTCGGACCTATACGGTGCCGCGGTAGGAGCTGCTGTCCCAGGTGGACCGGCAGTCGCGAATGAATCAAGGGCTCTTGGTCTTACTACCGAAGCGGCAAGTTCTGGAATGATTGCCGATCTTACATCGGCTCTTGCAGCAACCGTCAACCAGCTGCGGGAAGCTTTCGCTTTCCAGAAAATCCTTGAGGGAGACGAACGCGGTGGAACGCGTTACGCTGAGTCTCTCCTTCATCGTTGGGGCGTGGATGCCGGTGATTATCGCCTTCAGCGTCCGGAATATCTCGGAGGTTCTTCAACTCGCATGGACATTTCGTCTGTGCCTCAAACCAGCTCGACGGATGCCACATCTCCTCAAGGCAATCAGGCGGCTTTCGGAATCGGCCGAGGAACCGCGCATATAAATAAGTCGTTCGTGGAACATGGTGTTATAATCGGCCTGGTCAACATACGTGCAGACATCAATTACCAGCAAGGGCTGGACAGGATGTGGTCGCGTCGGACCAGGTTCGACTATCCCATGCCGGAAACGATGCATCTCGGCGAACAAGCGGTTCTGAACAAGGAAATTTATTTCACGAATAACCTGGCGCAGAACAACGCCGTTTTCGGCTACCAGGAAAGGTGGGCCGAAAAGCGCTATAAGAACAACGTGATTACCGGTATGCTTAGAAGCGCGGCCACCGGAACACTTGACCGGTGGCATCTTGGACTTAACTTCACGGCTCTTCCCGTTCTGAATGACTCGTTTATTCAGGACAATCCGCCCATCGACCGTATCGTGGCGGTTACCAATGAACCTCATTTCATTATGGATTTGTATCACAAGTACATCCATGCGGAGCAAATCCCGACGCATTCAATTCCTGGCTTGATGGACCGGTTCTAATGCCGGTCATGGAAACCTTCCCCATTTGGGGACCACCAGCAATCGCAGCCGGGCAGGGCCTGATTTCGTCTGCGTTTAATGCTTTTCAGGCCAATAAACAAAAGGACTTCCAAGAAAGGATGTCAAATACCGCACATCAAAGGGAGGTGGCAGATCTTAGAAAAGCAGGGCTTAATCCAATTCTATCCGCACGTCATGGAGGAGCTTCTGCTCCTCCAGGTTCTGCTGCAAACGCAGCGAGCCCTGACATTGCTCAAGCGGCAAATAGTGCAAGGGCGACGGCTCAACAAGGTTCCCTTATACCTGAGCAAAGAATCTTACTTAGAGCTCAAGCAGATGACACCAACTCTGCTAAGGCTCTTAAGGACGCTCAAGCAGCAGACGTCAATGCCACCCAACTCTCGCGCATCTCGGAAACAATTGCGCGCACTTATGCGGCTATACAATCCGGCAATCTCTCTGGAGCCGGTCTTCAAAAGGCCCTGCAAGAAATCCGGAACCTCGAAGCGCAACGACGTTTAATAAACGTCCAAACGAACTCGGCTTCAGCCGAGCTTGAGCGCAAGAAGCTTCTCTCGAAACCTTTCGAGGCTGTGAATCGTGAACTCGAGTCCATTCCTAAGAAAGGAGGTCCCGGCAATTATCTTAAGGAAAAGGCCGGAAATTATATCAAGCGATATTGGGACCATTATCAACCGAAAGGAGGTAAGAAATGATGCGGAAGCGAATGAATAAGCGCCAGGCGAAAAGAAATTTTCGCAAAGGCGCAAAGGTGCACGGACGAAACCGTGCGACCGCGATGCGCGGCGGTTACAGAATTTGAAAAAAATCCGTTGGACCTTCCCAATTAAAAATGGAGGGAGAGGCGAAATTATTCGCTTATTAATAACATGACATGTTATTCTCCAATGGTCCTCTATAAATCCCGTATGGGGCGCAATCCGTTGACTGGAAAATGGCCCCTTACGGGTATCAAAGATGGCTATAAGGACCTTCCTGTTACTCTTCCCTGTGGCCGTTGTATCGGCTGCCGCCTCGAGGGATCGAGGCAATGGGCTATTCGTTGCATGCATGAAGCCCAGGAGCATGAACCCAGTGAATACGAAAAATTCAAAACGCCCTTGGGCGAAAAAAATCACGTTATCCTCAATTGCTTCATCACTCTTACCTATCGTGATTCTAGTCTCATCCATGGGTATGCTCATCCAACTCTGTATCCTAAACATCTTCAAAACTTCTGGAAATATTTCCGGAAAGCATATGGAGCTGGAATACGCTTCTTCGCTTGTGGCGAATATGCAACCGATGAAAATTACACTCAACGTCCTCACTACCATGCGTGTGTATTCGGATTCGACTTTCCCGATCGTATATACTCCCACACTCAAAATGGGAACCGAATCTATAACTCCGAATCGCTAAATTATCTATGGCGGCATGGAGACTGCAAAGTCGGGGACGTTACCTTCGAGTCCGCGGCTTACGTGGCTCGTTATATCATGGACAAAAAATTGGGCCATGAATCTTCAAAATACTCTGAGCTGGGTATCGAACCTGAATTCATTCGAATGTCTAGAAAACCTGGTATTGGTAAAACTTGGTACAACAAATTCAAATCTGATATCTATCCTAATGACTTACTCTATCTCAGAAATGGCGTTAAATCTCACCCCCCCAAGTACTATAACCAGCAATTCGAAATCGATAACCCCTCAGAAATGCTTAATATCAAAGCAAAGCGGGCTGTAAAGGCCGCTGAACATTGCCAGGATAATACCGTATGGCGTTTACGAACACGTGAACGCATTAAAACACGGCAAATTGAATCCCTGGCAAGAAAATCACTTTAATTCTATAATACAGGGTATCCGTAACGCTTCGTTACGGATAACCACCCCCCCGGGGAAGGTTATCCTTCCCCAGAAAGGCGTAATGTCAAAATCAGCCTTCTCAATCTATGACAAGGAAACCGGGGTCTATGATACCCCTCAGTTCCAAGAAAACCGTATCGCGATTATGCGCGGTATGATGGTTTTCCTCTCTCAAAATCCTGAATCGGCGCTTGCCCGATTCCCGGAATCCTTCGCACTCTACTACGTCGGCGAATTCGATGCGCTGAAAGGCTCCATCACAACGCCGGTCAATCCTCAGTTCGTCGAAGAAATCCGCAATCTTATGCCGAAACCCAAAATAGCTCCTATCCCTGTGGATATGGAGTCGAAAGGAACAACCTAATGAACAAGAAAAAGCCTGAAATCCGCTCTCGCTTCACGGAGTCTCCTCCCGTGAACGCCAACACCGTCGGCGAATCCTTGACTCAACAACAATTCGCCAAGGAGGCCGATATCAATTTCAAGGCCCGCCAGCACCTGGCCGGGCCAAACCGCATGCATCCCATGGGTAACCCAGCCGCTACTCGTGTGATGCGTTTCGCCGACTGTACGGCGAACGACTTCCAAGTCATGCAAAACACGCTCGCGACCGTGCAAGCTAAGTTCATGGGATTACCGAGTCGCCTTAGAACTCGGTTTTCAAATCGCCCGGACGTCATGATGACGTGGCTGGAAAAACCGGAAAATCGAGACGAGGCTTTGAAGCTCGGTCTCGTAACACCCACCCTGGAGGATCACGACAGGCAGATGGACCTGATTGACCAGGCCAATCGTGCCGGCGAGCTTGCCGATATGGAGGAATTCCGGAAATGGAAGGAATCCATGAAAAAAGGCGGCGCGGCCGCCGGAACCGCCTCCGACCCGGAGGCGAATCCACGCAAATAAGGCGGGTCAAACCCGCCCAGACCCATACTCTCTCGATGTAATGGGTCTGAGTGACATTTGGCACTCAATTATAGACCTCCTGGTAACGGGAGGTCTT